GGAGAAATCCATATCGCTTATTGCGAGGGTAGGAGGTAGGTCACATGGGCTCCACTGCTTCACTTATCGGTATCGCCGAAGGTGTTTCAGGCAGTGGGGTCCACCATGTTGTAGGAAGTCATGAGCCTATGACGTGGCGCCGTTGAAGAAACGGGTCTTGCAGTTGGCCGCTGCAAGTCAAGAGGGTTGCCAGATTTTGTAGAAACCCAGCCGTCGATCTGACTAGTCCCTGGAGGGAGCGTCGAGGCTTTGTATCGTCGTTTATCCAACATGTGTCATAGACTAACTTTGTGGTAGCTTCCGCGGGTGTTAGCTGTCTTCATCTTGGGATCGCCCATCTGGAAAGATAGGTGGGGCTTCCTGGGTACATCAAGAAAAGGGGGAGAAATCTCCCTGCCCTGCGATGTATTCTGATGAATGAACAGTGCTGATCATCCTCAACGGATACGCGTGCCCTGAGCATATGTCAAAGCACATCTTGGTTTCGTCTGTCCAACGAATAAAACAATACTCTTTGACAAGAGTGTCTCACCGCCCGAGGCAGATTCTTTTCCATTTCTCGTTGCGGCCCCTGGTAGGGCCAAGACATTTAAAGGTAGCGACACGCTAACAATGAGTGACAACAACAAGAAACACCGTAATCGGGAGGGGGCTGTTCCACCTTCAGGTAAAACTGAAGCAGTCCTAGCGGCAGAAGCATCTAGTAGTGGAAGCGCGGTCGAACGCGAAGGTCCGGAGTTTGAAAACTCTCGTGGAAAACATGCGCCACGTAGTCAAACCAAGACCGCCCCTGGCTCCAGGGGTCAAAAAGATTCGAAAGGGAGTTCCAATCCACCTCGAAGAAAGGGGACAAAGGCCAACAAGTCTCAGCAAGTAGCTGTTAAGGTCTTGCAGGAATCTCAACAGATCCTGGGTGAAGCTGATGGCATCCGGGAGGCTGCCCGACAAGAGGCCGAACAGGCCGATCCATCAGCCAACTCGTCTAAGGCCAAGAGCGCAGCCAAAGACGAAGAAGAACCGGGCGCTCCACCCCGTGGAGGGGAAACACTATTCTTGAATGAATCTGACATGGCCATTGCGGCATCCCTCGGAATCCGCAATATCCTACAGAAGAAGAACGAACCAAATGTGTCTCTGGACATCCTCATCACTCACGATCTGTTTGTTGATGGGCACGTGTCAGAACGCAGTGACGCTGATCCCGAGAAGGAATGCGTCACCTGGGACCGGGTGTACCTGGGTCCTTGCGGTTTGTCGCCTTTTGAATGGGTTTGGGTCCAAAACCAAGACCAGATCGACGTCTATGATTCATCTGCAATGGTATCGCAGGCAGTTAATGCGAACCTTCACATGCTGAAAATCCAAATGGACGAAGCCGTCGGAGGCTTCGTGCACTACCCTTTGAAGGCTTATAGCTACAAGGGACATTTGGTCGCCATCGTCCGGAAGCATCAAAAGAAGACTTTAGATGTGATGGCGCGAATCCCCGAATTTTCCTTTAAGACTCCTTGGGAGAAGGTGTCTGTACATGGAATGCAACGATTCAACTTTCATTGTCCTGGTTTCCTCGGGTCCGCCGCTCCGCGGGCTTGGAGTTCTTTTAATGTGACCAAGCTGACTCCGATCTTCAAGGGATTGGACCAGCTGGGACTGGGAAAGTTGGTTCAGAACAAGCTGTGGGTGTTTTTGCCCCAGCTTGATGCATTCGTTGCTTCTTTCCTTCATAAGAACGCTACAGGTACCTCCATTGCTTGGACTTATCATGGATTCCGGGAACTTCTTGATCAAGGACCGATAAAGCGCTGGCGCAAAATCGATCCTGCCAGGTTCGTGGACTATCAGGCGTTGGCCTGGGTCCACTTCCATTCAGTCCTGTCCGAACGACGAGCTAGAGCCGCGATCGGATTCCGCATAGGATTGCAAGACGAATGGGCGACCCGGCAAACCTTTGACTCCTTGGGAACACCCGGTCAAGGGACTTGGTCATCATGGTTTTCGGACAACAGCCACATTATCATCCCAGTTGTGGGAATTGTGGCTTTGTTGGCTATAAGGAAAAGTGGATTCAAGTTGCGCCTTCCAATAGGAAGGGCTCAAATATCCGAATGGTCGCCCACCGGGGCGGCTCTCTGGAATGGTATCAAAGAGAGGTTTTCGTCTCTCGGCCGTTCTTCAGAAGAGCAGTCGGAAGGATGGTCAGAATCACTAGGCAGTGTTTTCACTGTTGCACGCACCCATGTCAAAGCGGTAGCGGAAAGTGTTTCTGGCAATTATTCGTTCGACTCCATTCGGGACCAAACATGTCTGTTGACGCATTCAATGTGCGCATGGTTGAAGCAGAAGTCTTCAGACTGTTTGGAGGTGGAACCTCCGGACTTAGGGTTCCTCCTTGATCGCGGAAAACAAATGCTAACGAATTCAGCGTCAACATGTTTCCAAGCACTCGAGCGCTTCGGTGAGTCTGAAGCTGGCCACTTGGTCAGAGCAACTGCCGGAGCTGTCTATCGCCATTTCGAAGGTTTGGTCGGGTTCTTTTCTTGGGAGATATGTATGGACAGCTTGATAATTGCACCAATTTTGGAGGAATTTGTCAAGCACAGTGAGACAGTTAGGAATAACCGGTATGTGGGCTGGTATTCCAAATATCTCGAAGAGATTGAATTCGTCAAGTATGTGTTTTTGGACGGGCATCCGGTTATCACTCGTGCTTTCCCTTATGTTATGCACAAGATTGCTCGTACAATGCCACTGCGTTATGCCATACCGTTTCATGCATTCTTCAATGTTTGGGCACTGTCAACTCAATGGGTAGCTGGAATGAAGCTAGGTTCTTTCTGGTATTTTTCCATGTTCTACTGGTTGTTGCTGCTGTCCAAGACTGCTCAGGAGATTTGGGATGAGTCCCGTCTTGCTTGGGCACGCAATGAAACACCGGTTGACGTGGGATTCGTTCCGACTCCAGAAGACCAAATGTCTTTTGACGGTTGCGAGGCCTCTCGCCATTCTGTTCCCGAATTCGAATTTGGGTGTCGCACTGTCTTCATTGATGGTGTTGAACAGACAGAGGAATCGTTGCAGGCTTTCTGGAGACGCGCACAGCTCACCTGGCCTTGCCCCGAAAAGGGTAATGCCAAGGGTGTGTGGCTGTTGCTTGGAACTGGCGTACCACTATTCCGCCCTCTAAATACCCCACTATCGAAATTGTCTATAACCTTCAAGTATTTCAAGAAAGTTCCTTGTGCCAGGCAGCAAAAAGAAACCTGGGACGAGAAAAGATGGGTTTTAGCCCCGCTTGTTAATGCTGTCCGCGTAGGTTGCCGTCGAGCCGACGTCACTGGTCTTTTTGACGATGCTCTCCTGCAAAACTTTTTGGACCATTTGGTTGGCCAAAAGAGGAGAGACGTCGTGGATCTTCTTGACGCCGGTATCAGCGTCGGAGTCACTTACAAGACCCCCTCGGCTGCTCCTGCGATGCCTAAGGTCGATGAGACCCTCATGAAGGGAGACCCTGAGGACTTGTACCCGCGCAATATAGACAATCTCAGTCGTTTTAATGCTGAAATCGGACCTCACCTATATGGGAGCGTCATCGCAAAGATCTTCGATGGATTCACCAGTTTCAAAATGGAAATTGGCGGAGAAATGTGGGATGTTTATCTCTACATTGCCAAATCGTTCGACCCCGATCGGTTGGCCGAGCTCTACGAATTCAATCTCGGAAGCAGAGGAATCATGATCTTTGTTTCTGGCGATGACGGACTTATTCGTGTGGGAAATCTAGCTCTTGAGACCGACCTTCGCTGTTGCGACAGAACCATGGGTGACGGCCCTCTCAACGTTGAGAGGCAGATCCTTTGGGAAGCCCGCATGGCCCTTAGCCATGTCCGGGTGTTGCAACGTCTTGATGAAATGTTTGTCATCATCCAAGTGAAGGACTATAAGATAGAGATCCGATTCTCTGATGACCCATTGCGACCAATGGGAGGAAGGAAGACAGGCAGTCCACACACCAGTCTCGGCAACAGTATTTGTGTTGCCGCTGCCATACTCCTGGTGTTTGCTGACACGCTCATGGACCCTGACCAACTATCTGCGGGATTTGCCCGGATAGGTCTATCGGTCAAAGTCTCTGTTTTCAAAGTGTTCCAGGGCTCGACCTGGGCAGGCATCTGTCCCACCTTCCTAAAGACACGACCCATGATAGCACAAGACGGATCGACACGTTTCGTGCTGCTGCCTTCAAGACTGATCAAGGTTCTTGCTATGAAAAGAAGCCTGGTAAAAGTGTTCAAGCCACAGCTGAGAGGCGTGGCTGCTTGCGATAAGAGACACAAGGCCAGGATCATTGGTCTGGCAGTATTAAGAGCACAACTGGAGCATTTTGATCTTGACCGGTTTTGCTTCCTGATTTCATGGATGCTTCCTCAGCCCAAACGGCATCTCGACTGCACGTTCGAATTCCCGCATTGGTTCACTCCCCTGGAACAGGGGAAAACAAAGCGCGAGTGCAGCTGGGAGTCCTTTTTGGCATTCAGCAGAAAACGATACGACATCGGCTCCAAAGCATGGTTCACTTTGCTGGAGATGTTTTACGCTTGGGCCTTGAGGGGCTGGCCCAGCGGCCATATCCTGCATCCTGCATGGCATCGCCTAGCGGATGTAGATTATGGTGATCGGTCTCGCTCTTGGTCAGACGCGGAAGAGGTGTCCATGTCTTCTCTCTATGCACTAGAGGAGAAGATCCTGTCCGCGTTTAGACCTCCTGACTCTTATTGATATGAGAGTCTTTGCGGCTTTCGTTGCCGCTGTGCTCTTGGCACACGGTCCTGGTCATGACTTTAAACTGACTACACCGCCGGTTGGCCGCACTGCATATGCGTTATCATTTGCAGCCTCAATCAATGGCCCTGTCCCAATGTGGCCTGAGGACCCAGGGATCTGGTTGAGGAACGTGTGGGAGGCCTATTTAGGCTACTGCTCAACGCCCGCACGAAAGGAGAGAAATCTTCCAATAAGTGAGTGGTCACACAGTCTTGCAGATGGTTTGAGTTGGCCACTGTTTGGACTTAAAACAATTCGACTTCCGAAAAGTTCACTAGCAAAGGCCGTAGCTGCTAAGCGGCCTGTAACAGTAATTAAGCAGAACAAGAAGCAGGTTTTACCCTCTGGACCTACTCCTGATATCATCAACACGGTTCGCAAACGTGTTGGAGCAGAGGTACTGGCTCAACAGGACGTCCGTCTTGGTAATTTGTCAATTACCGAGGCGAGGTTCTTGAGTCAAGTCATCAGTGGCCTTGATGACGATGCGGATGCCCTTGGTTGCCCAGAAAATTCGACCGTTAAGAATTACAAAGTCAACGCGGCTCCCGCAACCATGAACATCATCGACGATGGACAGACCTCCAAGGGAGTTTGTTTGATCATAGACGATCCGGTCCATCCATGCTATCATTTGGTCAAGCGCGACGGCACGAGCCCTATGAAGGCGGACTTCACGGCTGCAGGATCGACGATCTCAGCAACCAAGCCGGCTCCAGATGGTTTCCAGGACAGTACTGGTTTTGTCTTTTTCAAGATCAACAGTTTTGGAACTCCGTCGTTGTCTCATTCCACCGCGTGGGGCCTTTTGCCCAATGCACCACCGTTGATTCAAGATGGTAATGAAAACATCCAGCCCACCGATCATCCATTTGGGGCGTATCCCATCAATGTTACCGGAGCAGCATCATTCTCCTTCGGGGCCACGACCAGTGTGGCCACGAGTGTCCAGTTTGGTCTGCGCGTTTGGCGTTCCTCCAACAACATTCCGACTGACATTGGGACATCTGCGACTCAGTCCAACACGACCCATGCTGGCCAGTTGGCGATTGCAGACATGACTGAATATAAGGCTGTTCTTCCTTATATCATCCTTGCCCAGGGAGCCACGTCAGCGACCATGCTGTCTTCGACCTTCGAAATTAGTGGCTTCGGTCAGGCGGATACCGGTTATGCTTGGGAGAGCGCTGGTTCCCATGTGGTTGACCCGGCCATCCGGCGATTTTTGCCGACTCATTTGTTTGCAGTGTCAAGCTGTGACGCACCGATTACAGGGGACAATCCCTGTAATGGAAGAATGACCATGTTTCAGTTAGAAGGAGACGACCTTGACTTCTTCGTTCAGAACCCTGATCCAGAAACGATCTACAACAAGACGTGGGAAAACACAATCACGCAGCTCCGAAGAATTACCAACCACGCTCGTGTGGGGGTTGCAGGACCCGGTATGCCGTCTGCGTGGGACGTCGCACGTGAGGTGCACGGAACCCCTGCGCACGCTCTCCGAGATGCGCGTTCCGCTCTGTTGATCGTCTATGCTGGAATGTATCAACCTTCCGTTAAGGTGTATTACACAATGAAGTATAATGCTCTCCACATTCCGATAGGATATTTGGGTCGCCAACCAGATCTGTTTGCGCCCGAATCCTTTGGCAGGGCTGTCTATTTCATGAAACGCCACTACAGCTTGTCGGAAAATCCGCAACATTTTGAGAAGATTAAACAGCTCATTGGCCAAGTTTGGAATAACTACAAGGGAGGCCGCTCCAACGGACAAGCCGTTGTCGACACTTTGATGAAAGTGTTCAAGACAGCAGCACCTGTTGTGACCGGCGCCCTTATGGCCCTTTGAGAATCTTCTCGAATACCTCGTCTTGTTTGGGCC